TCTGTATAAGTTTCCCAACTACCTCTTTCACAAGTTCCGTAGTCATTTAGATAGTCATTCCTTGCTTGTGCATAAGTTGCAACGCAAAGAAAGAATGCGATCCATAATAAATTATCTCGTAAGGTCTTTAAGGTCATAGGTGTGATCTCTTACTGTGTCTGCTAGTTGTCTGTATAAATTTTCTGCCATAGACCATGTTGCTTCTGCTGCTGACAGTCTTTGTTTAAGGTCGTTAATATCTGCTGTGGCGTTAGTTAGTTTAGACTCCATCTTTAAAATAGTTTCTTGATTAGCTGTAATAGTATCTGTTAAAGATAATACATATCTTACTGATGTAAAAGTTCCTGCAATAATTGCTGCCACAACAGGAACAATTACAATATTTTTTTTAAACCATTCTAATTTACTTTTTGTTTTTTTCATTATAATGCCTCACTACAAGCAAAAGATATTCCGTATTTACTAACGTGGTCTGTATCCCAACTAAATTCGTTACTATCTAATCTCATTATTGTTGTTGTGTTTAAATAAACAACTGTTGTATCGTTATTTATTGTTTCTATTCCTTGCCTTAATGCTGGTTCTATTTTTACATTAGCTTCACCACTGCCATCAGCACTTACATCTTCTGTAACCATATAAACATAAGAATTGATTTGTATATAATCTCCTGCTTTAAATACATTTGCTCTACTAGCAGTAAATCCATCTAATGCTACTTGATTACCTGTTTGACTAGCACCATTAACTCTTACTGTGCCTGTTGCAGTACCCTGAATTGTTTTTCTATCTTGATCACCTATTTTAAAAGTTCCTCTAACACCTCTTAACTGTAAGAAGAAAGATAACCATATTGATGCTTTGTCTTTCAGCATAGGTGGTAAAGTCATAGTTGCACCCCACTGTTCTCCACTGTGTTGATAGACTTGTTGTTGTAAAGTAAATGGTGATTGCGTAATAGATGTAATTCTTCTTAAACTCCAGTTCTGTGTTTTAATACCTGTAGCTGTAGGTAGAGTCAGAGGATATGATGGTGTAAATACTGCCATAATTAATTACCAAATGCCTTACTAAATTTTCCACCTCTTTGCTTCGCAGTAGCAACAGCAGATATTGTTGATTGTTGTATTGCTGGTAGCATATTCATAACTTCTGCTCTCACAGTATTAGTTACACCCACAGCAAAGTTTAAATTTTGTACTACACTTATACCTCCACCACCCATTGAACTTTTAGTGTCAGCATTGTTTCTTATTGAACCAGCACTTCCTGGAACAAATAACTCAGGACCTCTTTCTCCAACTAGAGTAGGTGTACCAGCTTGTACTGTTCCACCACTTGCTGCAGCATCTGTTCTACCTCTGCCTGAACTTAATGTCGGTTCTGCAGGTGAAAATATACCCTCTATACCTTTTGTTATAACTCCAGTAACTTTGTCTAATATAAGTTTTTTAATGATAGCTTTTTGTATATCTATAATCAGTTCTCTTAAAATTGCTTTAAAATCTAACGCACCTTGTTTACCTCTTAAAAAGGCATCTAAAACTTTATCTCCGACTGCATTAAATTCGTTACCAACTGATTTAGCTATAGATTTGACATCTGCCATTTGTTCTTCAAACTCTGCCATCTTAACAGCATTATCTCTTATAACTGGACCTCTTTCACTTAAAATTCTATTTATTTCTTCTTCAGCAACAGCACCCTCACCTAGTTTTGATCTTAAAGCATCTTCTAATTTTCTTAAATCATTATTTACTCTTAACTCTTTATTGTTAGCTTTAGCATCTTGTAATGCTCTTTGATTGTTTCTAAATAATTTATTATTTACTTTATCTGCAGTTTTATCAATTTTAATTACTACTTTTTCTTCTTTACTTAATAAATCAATTTTTTCTTGTATTTGATTCTTTAGTTTTGTTTCTGCAAATATTTGATCATTAATTTCATCTTGTTGCTTTTTTAATATTCTTGCTCTTTGAACTGCTGCACTACCTGCTTTTGAGTTTTGTACAGATATTTGATCTCCTAAATCTCTAAACTTCCCAGATAAAAATTCAATAGTTTTTTCGCTTTCTTTAAATCTATTATTTAATTGACCTATCTCATTAGGTAATTTTTCTACATCAGGAACAAATTTAGCCATAACATTAGCTAAACCTTGTACGACTGTTGTAAGACCTGATACTATTGCTTGACCTGCCTTAGATTTCTCAAAGAATAAAGTAATGTTTTCTCCCAGTGTATCAAACGCACCTGACAAACCACCTGCTGCACCTGCACCTGCACCTCCTACTTGTTCTTCAAGTGCTTTAAGTATTAATCCTTGTGCTTCTGCTTGTCTGCCTGTTAAAGATAAAACTTTAATCTGTTCTTTTTGCTGTTCGTTGAAAGACACACCTACTCTTCTTAATGCTGATAAACCTATTTCAGGTTCTTCTAATGCCTTACCTAATTGTAAAGCTGCAGTTCTCATATTACCAAAACCAACTGCTGCCAAATCTTGTGTTAATTTTAATGTTCTTTCAAATGTTTCACCAGCAATAGATTTAAATGTAAGTAATACACCAGCTGCATCTCTAGCACCCTGAACACTAGCTAAAGTACCTCTACCAATAGCAACTGCCATAGCTTCAATATCTTGACCTGTAACTTTTGCTGCACCACCTGTAGCTTTAAGTAATGCTTCTAGTTTTAAAAATTGTGATTCAGCATTAGCACCAGCTTTTATGAATTTAGTTATTGTAAGACCTACTCCAACAAAACCTGCAGTTAATAATAACATCAGAGGATTAACTCTACCTACAATAGCACCGATAGAAGATATACGACCAGCGACTGGACCAAGTGGACCTTGTACTGCTGCGATAGAACCTGCTGTATCTCTAAAAGCATTAGAAAGTCTTTTACTGCCTTTAGTAGTTTTAGCTGTAGCTTTATCTACTTTCTTTAAACTAGAACTAGCTTGATCTACATTTTTTTTAAACTTCTGTGCGTTAGCTATAAGTTCTACTCGTATTGTTGCTAAATTTGATGCCATAATTTTTAGTCTGGAAATTTCCTCATTAAATCTTCCATTTCTTTTTTGAGTAATGGATTGTTAGTTTTATTTTTGCCATTCTTTAAATGATGACCATTCAAAGCTGACATAAATTCTGTTATTGATAAATCCCAAAATACTTTTGGGGAGAATCTTAATACACCAAGACCTATTTCTAGGTATTGCTGGATTGGGTATCTTTCTGCTCGTTCTCCCCCTGTACTAAAGGGGAATCTTCTTCTTTTTTCTCACCTGTGAACAATGTCATTAATACTTCAGAACATAGAACAGCACCTTTCATCATACCAGTTTGCATTAGCATATCACCAACTGCTGATTGAATAAATTTACCACCAGCACCCTGTAATGCTTCGTGCATAACTATAACTATGTCTTTCATAGAATAATTATTAGCACCCAAACTATTGGTAATATCCATTATAGATTTACCTGTTCTATTTTCTATATTAACTATACTATCAAAGGTAAGTCTGAAAGTTCTTTCTTTTCCTCCAAACTCACCCTTAATTTCACCTTTATATTGATTCGCCATCTGTGTCTTTTCCTTTCGCTGTTTCATATTTTTTAAACTTTTTAAGTGTTTTATTAGACCTGATTATATCAGTTGTTTCAACTGATTCACAAGTTATTTCTGATCTATCTCTTAAAATTTTAATATTTTGAACAACTACTTTATCGACACCGATAATGATATGGTCATAAGGTTTAACTGGTATATCAATTTTTGCTTCGACAGTTATTACGCCCTTTCTAGTAACCTTGTAAAAACCATTATATGTTTTATCTCCAACCTTTATCTCAACCATTTTGTACCCATCTGTCCATTCCATATATTTTTCCTTATTAGTTATTAAGCATTCGTGTAAGTCATTGTACCATTAGATTCAAGAGTTACAGAAAAAGTTTCTTCTCCATTGTATTCTCCTGCTCTTTCGTACGATGTAATTATGAATGCACCTTTTACAGTTGAACCATCTCCGAAAACTAAATCGTAATTTACAGAACCTCCTGTAAATGCTGCTCCTCTTAGATTGTTTTCTCCTGC